GAAAACCGAAACCAAAACTTCTTGCTCCAAGCAAATCAAAACTGCTTCCAGCTCTCACCCCGTATGCAGCCATACTGGACTGCCCGTTCATAAGGTCTATCAGGACAAGGACGGAAATTGTCGCCCCATATATCGTAAGGGAATGGACGAGACTTATCAGGGCAGCTTCTTTATGAACGCCAAAATATTCGGGTGAACCAATGAGGTTATCTCGACTGGGAGAAATATTCGCTCTCAAATACAAGGTAGCAGCGGACCCGAAGGCGCTTGAGGCATCCTTGCGGAACCAGATCAAGATGCTCTGGAAATATACTCATGAGTTGTTCAATGTTTTGGAAGCTTGTGCTAACGAAGATGCCAAGGGTCCCACGGATGCTTTTGGTCGAAAGGCGTTAGAGGGACATCGGTTCTGTAAGAAGCTTTTGACCATGATCGACTATTTGCAGTCCAAGTGGAATACAGTTAGTTTGGGGGAGATGCGAGAGGTCTTGCATCGGATTGTCAAGTTGATTGACGTCAACAAGAATATCAAGTTTGATGCGGAAGGAAATCCAAGTGAGGAGGGGGAAGCGATCGTTCAGTTTCCACATGTCTCGGCATTGGTAGATCAGATGTTTGAGGCTATTCGTCCCAAGACCAAACAAGTGGTTCGGATCCAAAAAGAGAATCAGGGAAAGGCCCGAACTGGATTATCGCGGATTGCGGGCTTAGCTCATAATATGCTGGAAACCTTGCAAAAGTTAGAGATCATGGTTCCTGAGCAATTCACCCACGTTTCTAAAGTTGATATTGACGAACAATTACCAGAGAGATTTACTCCGCAGCGAGCTCCGTTGGGAGAACATAATATCATCGATTTCATTCGGCAACATGGGAATGAATACGGTATTTCGAGCCAAGAAGATTGGCAAAAAACTTTTGAGAATGATGAACAATTGAGGCAAGAAATGACCACGGTTATCAACGCATTGAATAGGGGACATTATCCACGTGGGTCGGCAGATGTCAAGATGCGGATTGCGGAAATTATGCGCCGCCACGAGAAACGAAAATCAAACTTGAACGCCCCACTTTGAAGAGGAACCATGAGAACATCAGAATTATTGAATGCTATAGCCGCTTATTTGGAAAGCTCAAACAATGAGGCTCTCTTGCTAGCTGAAGGTGATCCCGAGACATTAAAAATGGTTGCGGAAAGTTGCGTAGAAGCTGCTGCCATTTTGAGAAAGACGGCAGATCAAGTTGATGTTTTGGAGCCTGCGGAACCATCTGCGATTACTTCCGAAACAGTGGAAGGATTAGCAATGTTGGCGGGAGCATTGGATGCTTCTGGTGATGCAGAGTTGAAGAAGCAAGCATCGGTGATTGATGAGTTGCTATTGTCGATTGCTGCTCCGAAGAACGCACTGGCGATACGTAAAGATCTTTTGGATGCACGCTTGGTTGATCTTCGGAAGAAGTACGAAGGTAATGCAAAGATGTTGAAGGAAATTGGCCGCGTGGACGCGATCGATAAGGCGATCAAGGAAAGCAAGATGACGGATGAAGTGAAGATTCATACTCAGCCCCTATCAACTAGGACATGTTTGGATCATCCGGGCGCACAGCTTGGACGATGTGGTGAGCATATGTGGAGATGCGATTTGGATGGCAAGGTTTACAACTACGATACTGGATTTACGCTGAATAGTGGTGAGAAAGTTCCAGGCGGAGATGTCGCACTGCAAACACAGAACAGTCTCAATTTTTCGACGCATAGCATTTTTGACTCACGCGAAGGACGACTCCAAAGTAATCGCTCGTAAGCCATAACATGTCCCGACGACTAACACATAGTGAGGCGGTTGCAAAAGCCAATATCAGACATGATGATAAGTACGAGTACCCGGGAGAATATCCTGGCACCAACGAGAAGTGGAAAATAAGGTGCCTCATTCACGGTATTTTCTTTCAAAGGGCGGGGACCCACATACATGGTGTTGGATGTCCAGAATGCGGACATGAGCGTCGTCGAACTGCCAACATGAAAACTCATGATGAGTTTCTTGAAGAAGCATTCGCCATCCACGGAGATACATACAGGTACACATCTCTCTATATGGGCAATGATATTCCAATGAATATTGAATGTCCCACTCATGGAGTTTTCAAGCAATCTCCCGGCAATCATTTGCAAGGGCAGGGATGTCCTGATTGTGGTAATATCAGGCAGGGGCTAAAACGGAGAGAGACATTTGAGCATTTCGTTGAATTGGCTCGCGAAACTCATGGCGATAGGTATCAGTATCTTCCGCCATACATTACCACTGACACCAAGATAAGTATCATGTGTTCGATACATGGCATATTTGAGCAAACACCACACAACCATCTAAATGGTAGCGGATGTCCCGATTGTGCCGTCGAAGAAAGATCGTTGGAATATCGCAAGAGCTTTGTTCTTTTTGTCGAAGAAGCAAACATTGTTCATGAAGGTAGATACGGATATCCTATCGATGAGTACGTCAATACGCATATGCCCATCTCAATAAAATGTCCTGAGCATGGTATCTTCAAGCAAATGCCAGATCATCATCTGCAGAGACATGGTTGCCCAAAATGTAGCGCTGGTGCGAATGTTTCAAAGTCCGAAATCGAATGGCTTGATTCCCTCAACATACCAGAAGAACATCGCCAGAAAACCATCAAGATCAATGATAAACGATTGAAAGTTGATGCTCTTGATCCCACCATCAATACCATCTACGAATTCTATGGCGACTATTGGCATGGTAATCCGCAAAAATTCGATTCCAACGATACTAACAAATCTGTCAGTAAAACCTTCGGTGCCCTTCACCAATCTACCCTATCCCGCGAAACCCTCATCAAACAAGCCGGTTATAATCTCGTATCCATCTGGGAAAGCGACTGGAAACACCTCAAAAAGGAAAACGCCGCATGAAGCAACCCGCCTACCAAAAAATCCTCCAACATTGCGATCGAGATGAGATCATCGGCAAGCTCGTCATCGGCATTTCTCCCAAAGACATCAACGAATGGTTGTCTGCAAAATACTCTTCCGTTTCTGAGAAACAGTTAGTCATCTCTGAGAAAGCCCTCAAATCCTTTCAGGAGAACTACCTCGATTTTTACACCACCGTTCAAAATGACGTCTTCAATACCAAGAACTCTCTTGCTACGACCGATCAAGATGGTCTTGCCCTCGCTGTTCAAAACAATCCAACTTACCAAGAACTAATCACCAAAGCCGCTAATACGGAACTCGATTTTCGGCAACTCATTATTCGGGTGGGTATGGCATTGGAAACCCGCCTGGCTCAAATCTTCGATGCGATCCAAGAAGATCCTCGCAATATCAATTCTCGCGTTGACCGCGTCTTCCTCGATTATTGCGAAAGAATGGAATCCGTTCTCGACAAGTGTCACAAGTTCAACGAAGCTCCCGGCAGTACCGTTGTTCAGCATAACATGACCATTCAAGTCGTGGATCAACACATATCCGTCTTCCATGACGTTATCAAGAAGGTCCTTTCTCAAATGGATCTTGAAACCTCCCTTTACTTTATGGAAGTCTTCAATGAGGAGTTTTCCAAACTCAAAATGCCTTCCGAAAAAGACCACCCAACTACCGAAATGAAGTTGGCGGAAGCAAAGCTGATCAACGAAGAAATCGACCAAAAACTCAATTCCAAGTGAACGGGACTTCTGCCTAAACTGGCATATCAACGAGAGTGTGCTATGACCAAGCCTATTATCGATATGCCCAGCAAAGAAGAACTATCCGATTTCGTTCTCAAGCCTTATTCCGAGGAAGAGATTAGTCTTGTACCAGATTTGGATGGGAAGGTCGAAAAATTGATGGAGTTCTTTGGAACCTCTGGGGTCAATTACGACAAGGTGCTCAACTCCGACAAAACCGCATATCCCAATTATGACTACATGGCTATTCCGGGGCAACGAGATACTCAGAAATGGCTTCAAACTGTTCGAGACATCTACTACAAGGAGACTCAAGGAACACCTCGGGTTCAAGCCATTCGTCTCGCGACTTCTGGTTGGAATGTTGTTGAGACTTTTGATTTTCTCAACTGGCTCCGCTTCTATGAAGAGGGTGCCCATTTGAAGTACAAAACGGCTCAACTTTGGTATGAAAGCGACGCTCCGGGTTATTTTCTCCCCATCAAACAAGAACCCAAATCTAACCCAGGGCAAGACATCAGTTTAGCCAAGGATACCATTGAAGAGGATGCGGAAAAAAAGCGCACCATTGAAAAGCAGAGACAAAAACTGATTGGCCGTCTCAATTCCGCCGAAAAACTATTGTGCTCTCCGGAAGGACAAATGTTTGCCGGCAAGGAATTGGAAACTTTGGTCGAGGCCATTTACAGCATCAAGAAGAAGATACAGCTCGTCAATAAAAAGAGCACCTCCACCAAACTCTATGAGGACATGATCATTCGAGAGGCGAATGTTCTTTGTAAACGTGGATTTGCTGATGCTGCGGAAGTTCTTCACGCCATTGCCCAAACGATACCCCCTTCTCCAACACCACCTGACTCGCCTGATAGGGGAAGTGGATCTGCTGGCGGATTACCTTCTATGGGTCCCGGGATGCCTCAAAATCCACCCGAAAGCGCCCCAAACGATATGTCGGTCATTCCTCAAGCTAAATCTCCGGCTATCTCTCAATTCTTGGAAGGTTTGGAAACCAGCAAATTGACGACCGATGATGAATTGGAAGTTGAAGATCCCGTCGATGTTTTAGAGGTGATGGATGCGGAAGACGAATTGGTTGTGGAAGCCCAAGAAGCATTGCCTCCTGAACCTATGCCGATTGGATTTCCTCCGCCCGTCGCCGAAGAAAATCCTTTGGAAGTTTCCGAAGATGAAATGACCATTGAACCGGAGAAAGCTAAGGACTTCGATCACATCATCAACTCGGCATTCTCTGATCTCACTATTGACGATGTCGTCGCAAAGTTAGAGGATTTAGCCAAGATCTTCAAGACCCGAGAAATCCCCCGTCAATTAGCCATCGTGGATATGATGTTGGATAGTTTAGGATTGGCTTCTTTCTTTCCTGCTTTGTCGGAGGCATCCAATAAAGCCATTGAATCCAACAACTACATCTCTTCTCGCGTTGAGGAAATTATTTCCATGCTTCGTGGTACCATGGAAACTCGTGAACTCGACTTGAAGAAAGATAATCGGAACGTGTCTCCGGAAATGGAAGTCTTCAAGCAAAATCTTCAAGAACAAGAAGAGCGCGAAAAAACCCAAAAGCAGTCTCGAAAGGGATTGATTGCGGAGAAGCCTCTCGTCGAAACGCCTCAAGTAGAAATTGGGGAAGATCTTGGTAAGGCAGCTCCCATCATGACCCCAACACCTGCTGTGGCTCCTGTGGCTCCAACTCTTCCACCGCCCGGTATGTAATGGATGAAACTCCGCCAATTGCTTTCAACAATGCAAACCGTTCAAGAAAAGATTGGGGCATCTCCCTGTTATTTGATTGGGGGCGTCTCACGCGATAAGTATTTAGGGCATTTAGAGAACATCTCCGACATCGATATTACCAATGGTGATAGAAGTATCGAGTTTCTTTCTCAGGAGTTCGCTCACGAACTCAAGAAGAAGTACAAGATTACGCGGAAGGTTATGGCAGATGGACATAGCACCATTTTCATTGGCAACCTGAAAATTGATTTCTCCTCCAACTTCAATGTTCCTCGGATCGAAAACATGCTCCAAAAGATGGGGATCCCCCACCCCACCCCGATGCAGAAAGAGATCTTTAGTCGAGACTTCACCTGCAACACCTTATTGATTTCGTTGGACTTGAAAACTTTGATCGACCCAACCGAACGTGGCTTTCGAGATATCAGTGCGAAAAAGATCCGCACTTGCTTGTCCCCCAAAACTACACTCACTTCCAATCGTAATAGGGTTGTTAGAGCCATCTATTTAGCGACTAAATTGGACTTCGATGTTGATGAGAAGATTATTGAGTACGTTCGAAGCAATCCTTCCGTCATCAATGTCTCCACCAAAAAGGTGATGAAGGAAAAATTAGATGAGGCGTTTACTCGGGATCCTGATAAAGCCAGCTATTTGGTCGGTAAGATGGGGTTGTGGGATCATATTCCCGTGTCTGCCATCATCCATCCGTACTACATGAGGCGGGGGCAAAATGGATAAGCGATCTTATTACCAAGGAACCGAAGAGCCAACTCCGGGCAAACAGCATTACAAGCCAGAAAAGGCACCTAAGGTTCAAACGCGGTTCAAAACTCCCTTTTTTAGGAACTACGATTATACGGATTCTCCCAGTGGACCTGGAACCGGGCTCTATCACAATCTGGACAAATACAAAAGCGTTTCTGATTTTCTCAAATCCAAGAAACAGAAGAAGCTCAAGGACAAATACAAAGCCAATGATAGTTTGATTGAGGATACCAAAGAAAATCGAGAGGAACGGGTTCGGAAGATGAAGACCCGGGCTAAACTATTGTCCCGACTAACCAAGATAGCCATTGATTTCCCCCTTGATGACCAGATAGGTTCGGGATCCATTTTGGGAGATGCCGGCTCGTATAGCGATTCCGTCCACATTGGAGGGTTAGGTGATTATGGGAACCCCCTTCATGATTTCGAGGGGAAATCTCCGGATCAGCTCAATTTTGGGCGAGATTATGAGGGAGAGCCAGAGCATTTTGATGAGGAGAAACTTCATGCTTTGATGGGCAAGTATCTCAATGCCAAAGAGCCCGCCCCCTATGGATTGCCTGATGGAATTGAAACACCGGAGGATTTGGATCCCGGAGCAACCATCAATCGAATAAACCCGTATTTTGGGACTACGGATTTGGGGATTACCGTTTATTCTCCAACACCCCAAACACCCATAAACACTATTTGACCAGCGGATAATTCGGCATAACGGCATTAGAGGCAAAACATGGAAATCACTGCACAAGAATTCATCGTACTCGAACCATTGCATTTGATGGATGAAACATCTATGGCTCCTCTGGAGATTACGGAAGAGCCCCATGTCCATGCAGATATGAGCCCCATGGAAGTTTCTGAGCCAGGTGTCGTTGAGATTGTCGTGGAAGAACTCCCAGGCGCCCCAGAAGGAACCAAAGACCCCGAACCAGTTTTGGAAGTTGCGGAAAAAGAACCTGAAACCGACGAGAACGATGTCAAAAAGAAGAACGATAAATGGGATTGGGAGTCCAAGGGCGCTCACGGATTTCTTGCCTGGATCAAGGGAAAATTAGATGGCGTTCCCAAGCACAGCGGATATGATAGTGCTGGGTTGGAACGTGCTTGTGCTTACTTGGAAAAACTCGACAAAGAGATTTCTCGTGCCATGCGACTGGATTTGGATGGCGAATTAGATGCCAACAAGATTGAAGACATCCGCGCTAAGATTGATGATGGCGTTGCTCGTTTACAAGGACGACTTGGTAAAGTAGAGCATGCCAAGAAGAGCAAGAGAAAGAAAAAGTCGGAAGAGATTGTTGGTGGAATGGTGGTTGAAGGAATAGAGGGTGTTCCTGGAGAGGAAGCGGGATTAGTCAAGGAAGCTCAAAAGATTTTGGGGGTCAAAGGAATTATGATTACGGTTCCAGCATTCATTGCCAGATTAGCGCGAACCATGATCAATGGAATGGTATCGGGAGGACACGATCTGGAGGACATGGAGGCGAAGCTTGTTAAAAAGTGGAAACTCACAGATCGTGAGCAGATGGAATTGATCGAGGTGTTAGAGTCAATGGGATATGCAACTCGTCGTGATCGGTCGCTCGGCGTCAATGAGGATTACGATTTTAGTAGCTCCGATAACATGGATTTCGCGGCGCAATACAGGTCATAATTTCACATTCATAGTATGAAACTTGAATGCGGCAAATGTGGTGTAAATCTGACCGAGAATAATTGCTATCCATCTGATTGGAAGAGGGGTGGCTATATTTGCAAGACCTGTAGACAAGAAGCCAGAAAGCTGGCGCCGCCATCTAAAGTATCGGAATATACGCTCACTAATAGCCTAAAACTCAAGGGCACCATTATTGATGAGTATGGTGGCAAATGTGAATGTTGCGGAGAAACGGCGTGGCAATTCCTAACCATCGATCATATTGGTAATTGGGGATCACAACACAGAAAACAGGTTATAGGTCCGAGAGGCGGCAAGAACATTTATCAATGGCTCAAAAAGAATGGCTACCCAAAGGATGATTTTAGGCTACTATGCATGAACTGTAATGCCTGTATTGGATTTCATGGATTTTGTCCTCATCAAATCCCCTCCTCATCAAATTGTGTAGGGTGTGGTGTGTTGCTTGATAGTGATAACCATTTCAGTTTTCATGCGATTGATGAGGTTAGTCTTTGCAAAAGATGTGTGTTGGAACGTAGTATACGGCGACCGACGGCACAAGATAAATACGATGACGATGGCATGTCTTTAGAACAGAGACGTCTGTCTAATAAATCCTATGTCTTGAAATCGCGACTAACACTCATTGAAGGATATGGTGGTGTGTGTGTATGTTGTGGTGAGACTGACTATATGTTCTTGACTATAGATCACATCAATAACGACGGCTTCCTTGAGAAAATGGCATTCAATAATGTTCCGGGAGCCTTCTATAGATCACTGGTCGAACGTGGTTTTCCGACAGACAATTACAGGCTTCTATGCTCCAATTGCAATTCTTGTCGCGGTGCTTATGGAGTATGCTACCACGAATTATGCAGGGAATTGGGAGCAGACACCATTTCGATCGACGAATATAAAGGTATCATAATACAGCGTAAAAGGGCCGCATAATACCATGACCAACTATCGTCGCTCCCAACCTTCCATCACTCGCCAATCTGACGAGAATTCCTCCGAAGATTATTGGCTCAACGAGTTCGAAAAGAAACTTGCAGTGCAGCCAGCAGATCATTCTGTGTTCGATCAGATTAGCAGTATCATGAATAGCAAATCCAAGTATCCTAATGTTGAGGCTGCCGTTAACGACATGAAGGAACGAAGTGGATTTTCTGCTTTCATCAAGGAACTCAACAAGACCTCTGATACCGAAGAGGAGAATACTAAAACTGCAGCTCCTATCGAGCCGCGATGGTACATGGAGTATGGCATTCAAGATGGTAAAGAAGATTTGGAGACGCACGGTTTTGGTTCTGACATATTGTCCTCTATCTTAGCACGAAATGATTTCGGTTCTAATGATAGTGTTCCGCCTGACTATGATGCTTGGATGGAGTATGCAAAGGGATATATTCAGGGCTCTGAAATGAAGCCCGAATCTCAATCTCACGAGCTAGATCGTATCAAACACTATTTGCATAAGCATATCAAGAAAGCTACGGATCAAAATCGAGCCGCTGACAAGAAAGATCTAACTCCGCTCGTCATCAAAAAGTGCCCCAATGTCAAGTCAACATTGGAGAACTATATCCGTGATACCAAGGGCAATTTGCCCATTTCTGCCATCATTGACAAGATCAAATCCATCCATCGCTCCGACGTTTCTGAAGCTAAGGATTGGGATGACGACAAGTTATTGAGGTTGGTTAGTCAGATGAACTTGGAAGCCAAGAAAAACAACCCAGGCTCCTACGAGAATTATAGCAACTTGGGACGTCGAGATATGACGGGGGATAGTGAAATTGATCCATCCAATCGAGATGCGTTTTATGCGCTAAATCCAGCCAAGATGTGATTAGCGAGAAGTTTTAGTGTGTGGGCAGCTTCCATGAAGCGCACGCCCCAAGTTGCAATTGAAGCAGAGAACCTGATAGTCATCTTTGGGTAAATTGTTTTTGATCAGCCAGCGGTACATTTTTTCTCCGGTTCCCTGTTTGGTGGTTTTTCTCAATTCGGCTCCGTCGCTATTGACATGATCAATGGTCAAGAATCCGATTTCCATTTCTCCACAACAGGCACATTTCCCCCCATACGCTTCCATTACTTTGAGTTTGAGCGCCTGAACGTACCCTTTTTGTTGCTTCCGAATTTTCTCTCTGTTGTTCTGGTATCTGATTTGCGAACGAACATGTCTACATGATTTGCAGATGTAGTTCGCTTGTCTGACATCGCTCATTTGCACATTGTCGGGAGTAAGCAAAATATCGCACTCTCTGCAATGTTGTCCGTTCAGCCTGTAAGCTTTCCTTTGTTTCTTTTGCTTCTTCATGGTAATATGCAAGCATATTACCATGAACGAAGACAGTAAAGATTTTTTCAACAAGCTGAAAAAGCAACTAATTATACTTGATCCCGTTGCTTTTGCTGAGATGTATTTAACTCTGGATGGCAAGCCCTTCCGCGTCCACAAAAATGGATACAGACCTTTCGCCGACATTTACCGATATGTTGGGATCAAGGCATTAGAACCAAATGCTAAGCCCATGATCATATGCAAGGGACGTCAGACGGGAGCCACGACTATGGCATCTGTCCTTGAAATGTACTTCATGGGTTCCGGGATTTTTGGAACAGGTGATAAACCACCAATTCGTATCATTCACACATTTCCACATCTTGAGCTGGCGGCCGCCTACTCCAAGGCTAAACTTGGTCAGATGATTATTGGGTCAATACACGTAAATACAGAGACATCGGGCAAAAAGAACATCAAACCCAAATCATTCATGCAATCGCTTCTTGATCCGTCATCTCCAACTAACGATTCCTTGACCTTCAAGCAATTCATTGGCGGCAACCATCTCTGGATCGAGAGTACGGGATTAGATGCTGATAGGATTATGGGTAGAACCGCCGACGTTATGTTTTTCGATGAAGTCCAAAAAACCCCAGGTCAAGCTATCGGTAATGCTCTCAAAATCCTAACCACTGCTAAATATGGGCGCCCGTCCAAAGGTGTTCAGATTTACTTCGGCACACCGCGCCGTAAAGGCTCCGACTTCCATAAAATGTGGCAAACGTCTTCCCAGCAATACTACTACCTTGGATGTGAAAAGTGCGAGAAGCATTTTCCGCTTTATACCCCCGGCTCCGACGACTGGCAAAACATTTGGCTTCATGGCTATATCGTCAAATGTACTCAATGCGGACACGAGCAGAATAAGTTAGAGGCAGCAGAACGCGGCAAATGGATTGCTCTCAAAGATGCGGATGACCCAGATTGTCTGATGATTGGCTTTCACATCAATCAGCTTTACATGCCAATGTTCACCAAAGAGGATATCCTCAACGAAATGCCCGGAAAACATCCTATCAATACGGAGCGAGGTTTTCAGAACGAGGTTCTTGGAGAGTTTTTTCAGGGCGACTCATCTCCAATTACTCCCGATGAAATTCGCATTCATTGTGGAGACGTAGAGCGAAAACAACGAGCCCAAATTTCTTCCGATGAAGAGCAGATGATTGTTATGGGGATTGATTATGGGGCTAAGGCGGATTTGGAGCAGCTCGCTAATCCTGACAAAGTCAAGTCGGTTGGACAATCATATAGCACGGCAGTAATATTGTCGGTCAAAGGTCCCGATTTACTTTCTGTTGAACGAGCTGTCAAATTCAAGCGCAACGATATCGAAAGTAAGAAAGGGATCATTGATAAGTTGATGCGTGACTATAGCGTTCAGTTAGCAATTGGAGACATCGGCTTTTCCAACGACTTCTCTACATTGATGCATACCGCATATGGAGATCGATATTTGGTATCCCGGGCTCATAACAAAGTCAATGGGCATGTCAAGTTTTCCGCGGATGCGTTTCCCAAAGAGATTGTTTTTGAGAGGGATCACTACATTTCCGAGTTTTATGAACTGATGAAGAAGGGACAAATACGGTTTCCATATGGGGATTATGAGCAGATTGCGTGGTTGGTGGAGCACTGTTCGAATATGGAGATCAAGCCGTCGATTTCGAGGGCTGGAGAGCCTACGATCCATTATGTAAAGAGCGGTAGTAATGATGGGCTTTCAGCTGCCATGAACGCTTACCTCGCTTACAAGTTTCTCCTTACTAAGGGTTTCACTGTCAATAATCCTCACCTTCAAGGTAGAAGCATGAAGGATCTGAACAAACCTCTAATTCTTGGACACACCTTTTCAAGGCGCTTCTAAACATTGGATTTCGGTGGATATATCATTGATTGAGCATATTACTGTCAGGAAGCCATGCCAATTGATAAAGCCACTAAACTCTGGGTTGGACCATCCAATTCCGAACAATATCTATCCTCCCGTTCTTCAATTCCCCCAGTTAGCTCTTCAATGTCTAAATCGGTGTCTGATTTTCGTAAAAGCGCAATTGCGGGAGAAATAGAGCTGGGGCTGTTCAGGGATGGCTCAACTCCACACCAAAAAGAATCCAGCGAATATGGCTCTACCTATAATGGACGCGCAGTTTCTGGTGTTGCCAAATATGGTCAAGTTGTTGGAGGATCTGGCGGCGGTTTTCGCGGTGGCTTTGGTGATACTGTTATGCAGGCTCCTGAGGTGTATTCTCCTCTTTGGCTCAATAGCAACTTATCTCTGCCTAGGGATCGTGCCACCATCAATGCTTGGTGTCGAAGTTTTTATGCTCTCAATCCATTCGTTCATAATGCCATTGGACTTCATAGTACCTATCCCCTTGCCAAATTGAATATCACCTGTCCCAACAAGGAGATTGAAAAGTTCTTCAATGACATGATCGAAGAGATCGATTTGATGAGCATTTGCGTCCAAATTGCCCAAGAGTTTTGGTTATTGGGCGAAGCCTTCGTGTATGCAGAGTTGGATGAAGGAAAAGGCAAATGGAGTCGCTTGATGATCCAAAACCCAGATTACATGATCGTCAAGCGATCTGTGGTTGCGGACGAACCAATGATTTCATTGCGTCCCGATGAGAACCTCAAGAAGATCATCACTTCCAATCGTCCCGCAGATATTGAACAGCGAAAACAACTCAACCCGTATATCATTGACTCGGTGAAGCGAGGCGGGAATATTCCGATGGATAATTTCAACGTCTCGCATTTGGCGAGAAGAATTAGTCCGTACGAGATTAGGGGGACGGGATTGCCAGTATGTGTTTTCCGTCAGTTGATGCTTTGGGATCAATTGCGCGAGAGCAAATATGCTCAAGCTTCAGAGATGATAAATCCAATGACCCTTATTAAAATCGGCACTGATGCGGCGGATGGATTACATCCTACGTTTGCAGATTTGGAAGCATGGAGAGACGTATTTGAGTCGGCTTCTAACAATAAAAATTTCAAGGTCTTCACTCACGCCGGCGTTGCTGTTGAAAGGGTCGGTTGGGGGCAGGGCATCTACGATATTTCGGGTGATATTACTCAACTCATGAAAGAGATCTTCATTGGTTTACAGGCTCCCCCGGTTGTAATGGGAGATACTGGAGATACAACATATGCCAACGGTGGTGTCGCTCTTGACGTTCTTCGCCAGCGCTACATGCAATTCCGCAATATGATGTCAGCTTGGTTGAAACGAAAAATCTTTGCGCCTATCTCCAAAATCCAGGGCTTCTACGATTATGCTGGCGGTGAAAAGCAACTTATTGTTCCCGAAGTTGATTGGAACCATATGTCCCTCTTTGATACGGGCGATTTCATTAACACTCTCGTGACATTGACCCAAGGAACGGGGGATCAAAAACGCGCCTCTCAGCATACGCTGTATCGTTCAATGGGCCTTGATTGGGACGATGAGCAAAGAAAGATCCGAAAGGAAATTATTCAAGCTGCCATCATGAAGAAAGAGCAAGCCGCTTTGGAAGCAATGGATCTCAACTCTTTGAGATCGTTAGATGATGAAGACGAAATATCGGAGCCAAAGGATGGAACCGCACCAAAAGTTGAGGCACCCGTACCGGGAGAAACTACGGGCGGTTTACCTGAACTGGATTTGGGTTCGGCTCCGCCCTCGCTTCCTCCCGCGCCTGAAGCGCCCCCCGCGGCTGCGCCCCCCGCTCCAGCGGCGTAAATTACCCACTAACTCTGCGGATATTTTGGCATTCTGATGCTATTCATGCCAACGTGAGGATCATCCATGCAGAAAACTGCCCAAAAACGAAGCCTGCTTTCCAAATTGCGCGAAATGACCAATATTGGCGGCATCGCTGCTGAAAAGTTCTTTCATCCCCAGTTTCAAGAGTTGATGGATCGTTTGCGAAATGACACTGATGATCCCATCCGAGCCGTTGTTTCGGGTCAACAAATTGGTGAAGCCGATCCTCCCGCCGATGGTGTTAGTCTCAAAGACTTACTCAAATCCGCTCGCTCCAATCTCAATCGTCGAGAATACATGAAGACGATTGCCGATATGAGCCGCTTCCACAAAAAGATGGAAGATGTTGTCAAGATTCTCGATGGGTTCAAGTATAGCCTTGATGCCATTCATGAAAAGTTCTTGTTCCAGGATCTGGATGATGAAAGTAAAAAGCACCTTCATGAGTTGAAGGGTCGTTTAGCTAATCGCTCTGACAAATTAGTCAAAGAGGCGGGACTGCTAGATCTTCTTACCAATCTTGCGACCGAGCGGGGCAGAGCATTAGCAGCCTGGGAAAAACGCTATCCTAAGCAAGTAAACAAACTGAAGAAAGATACTGAAAACCTATTGAAGAGATCTGATGGTTTGTTGTCAACGACGCTTTCTGCTCTCAAAGAAATGGCGACGGCACGTGCCACTCGAAAAGTAGAGGGCTATGTCTTGTCAGGTGAAAAGATTGTCAAAGCGTACCGAAACTATGATGCCGAGTTTAGAAAGTATTACACCGAGAACATCAAAGGATTCTTGGAGAAACAAGAATTGGTTGCGCCGATTAAGCAGGTTCAAAAGCCCCAAGAAATGGGCGGACAAGAAGTTAAAGTTGAGACGGTCAAGGAGCCCA